TGGAGCTTCAATCACGAAGAGTGCGTAGCAAATCTCGAGGAAATAGATACTCGAGGGATGGAAATTATTGGAGGCCTTGATGTAGGGTATCGTGATCCTACAGCATTTTGTGTAATCGCCTATGATTGGAATGAAGAAAAATATTATGTATTAGATGAATACATGAATAACGAAAGTACTACAGAACAGCATGCAATTCAAATACAAAGATTAATGAATAAGTGGGATATTGATTTTATATTTATTGATTCAGCAGCTCAACAAACCCGATATGATTTTGCACAGCAGTATGATATAAGTACTAATAACGCAAAGAAGTCTGTTCTTGATGGTATCGCTCACGTAGAAAGAATTGTTGATAATGATAAACTTATAGTTTCACAAAACTGCAAAGAGGTACTAGCATCATTAGATCAATACCAATGGGACCCAAACCCTAACTTAGCAAAAGAAAAACCTAGGCACAATATGGCGTCTCATATGGCGGATGCCTTACGATACGCATTATATTCTTTTGAGACTTCATCAACGAGTTTTTAAGAGACCTAATCAAAAAAAGTATTTGACAATTTATCCTACCCGTTATATAATTCTGGTATAAAAATATGAAAAAAGCCCCGAAAAGAAAAAGTTCTAGGCTAAAAAGAGACCCGGTAAAATATATACGTGACAAGGCAAAATCTTTATACAAGAAAGATAATGAGTGTTACATTTGTGGTGCTTCAGTTACTTTAGACTTTCACCACTATTATACGTTAACCCCTTTATTGGCAAAGTGGCTACGAGAAAAAAGAAATTCTCGCCCGGACCATTATGTAGACGAATATATCGTAGTTTGGAGAGATGAATTCATAGAGGACAACTGGGCAGAGTTATATAATCATACTGTAACGTTATGCCATAAGCATCATCTTTTACTTCACTCAATATATGGACGTAACCCTTCATTAGCGACTGCTGATAAACAAAAAAACTGGGTTGAGATACAGAGAACAAAACATGGCATGGTATAATTTTGGATTTGGTAAAAAGGATACGGAAGAAAAGCTAAATCCGATTCAACCATACTATGGTAACACTACTGAGCCCAGTAAAGAATTTACATATAGTTACGAAAGAGCATACGAAGATTTAGAAATTGTGAATCGTGGTGTGAATATTCTTGTAGATGACTGTGCAGAAATTGATGTAGTTGTTCATGAGCAGCTTCCAACACAAAGTGTTATAAAAGGAATAAAAGGCTCACGTATAAATAAACTCTTAAATCAAGAGCCTAACCCTTTTCAAGATATTTCTTCATTTAGAAGAAATCTCTTTACAGATTACATACTAGACGGCAATATTTTTGTTTATTACGATGGAGTACACCTCTATCACTTGCCGGCGAGTAAAATGACTATCCATGCCTCCTCTAAAACTTACATAGATCATTATAGTTTTGATGGGGATGAGCAAAAGTTTTCTGTAAATGAAATTATTCATGTAAAAGAAAACTCTTTTTATTCAATCTATCGCGGGGTTTCTCGTTTAAAGCCCGCACTACGAACAATGCTTCTTATGAGAAGTATGCGAGATTTTCAGGATAACTTTTTTAAGAATGGAGCAGTCCCGGGACTAGTAATTAAGTCGCCAAATACTTTGTCAGAAAAGAACAAAGAAAGAATGATTCAATCCTGGACAGCTAGATATAAGCCGGATGCGGGTGGCAAGCGTCCTCTAGTACTTGATGGCGGAATAGAAGTCGATGAGCTTTCTAAGATCAATTTTAAAGAGTTAGATTTTCAGCAAGCAATTACAGAAAACGAAAAAATTATTTTAAAAGCATTGGGAATTCCTCCTATTTTATTGGACTCTGGAAACAATGCGAACATTCGACCAAATATGCGAATGTATTATTTAGAAACCATCTTGCCTATTGTAAAAAAGATGAACAAAGCCTACTCACGATTCTTTGGCTTTGATATAGGCGAAGATATTACAGATATTCCTGCCCTACAGCCAGAGCTGAGGGACCAAGCAACTTTCTACACTTCACTTGTGAATGCAGGAATCATAACACCTAATGAAGCTAGAGTTGCTATGAATTTTGATGAGCTACCTGATGCTGACGAAATTCGTATACCTCAAAATATAGCTGGAAGCGCAGTAGACCCATCACAAGGTGGCCGACCTACTGAAAATGGAGATGATGAATAATGGCTTCACGAAATAGATTAAGACAAGCTGTTAGCCAAAAACTAGCAGAACAATTCAAAGAGTGGGGGCTGCCCAAAGATATTGATTATAAAAGCTACTGCGGTATTGTAGATAAGCCTGTAACTCCAAAAGAAGTTCAAAAATCTTTTTATAACTGGAGAACTGCCGTACATTCTGTACACATTATAGATAAGACAGTATTTGCTCCTAAGCCTGCAGCAGCGCCTAAAAAAGAGGCTCCGGCCCCTAAGAAAGAACCTGCTAAGAAAGTAGAGAGTAAGAAAAATGATGAATAAAGTTTTTAATCTTACATCTACCTTTAAAGCCCTTCATGAAGATGATGACGGGAGTGTTCATATCTGCGGAATGGCAAGTACACATGATGAGGATCGTGCAAATGATGTTATTATGGCAGAGGCTTGGACAAAAGGTGGACTCGGCAATTTTGAAAAGAACCCTATTATTCTTTTTAACCATGATTATAATAAACCTATTGGCAGAGCTACAGGTCTTAAAGTTACCGACAATGGGCTTGAGCTAAAGGCAAAAATTTCTAAGTCTGCGCCCGATCATGTGGCGCAATTAGTAAAAGAAGGCATTCTTGGAGCATTTTCTGTTGGTTTCCGAGTCAAGGATGCTGATTACCTATCGGAAACTGACGGATTAAAGATTAAGGATGCTGAGTTGTTTGAAGTATCAGTGGTATCGGTACCTTGCAATCAAGCAGCAACTTTTTCTCTGGCGAAGTCATTTGACTCTATGGACGAGTATAATGAATTCAAGAAAACTTTCACCAATCGTGTAGATCTAGCCGGTCAGTCTCTGGCTAAGGATGAAAATTCATCGGTAGCTAGTGAAACACCGGACGAAGCGGAAATTTCCGTGAAACAGGAGATCAAAATGTCGGAAGAAGTAAAAACTCCCGAAGTCGACTTGGAAGCTTTTGCGAAGAAAGTGGCAGAAGAGACTGCTGCTAAGATTGCAATGAAGCAAGCCGAGCAAAAAGCTGTTGAAGAAAAGACAGCACAAGAAGCTGTTGAGAAAGCACAGGCAGAAGCCGAAGCTAAAGCTCAACAGACCCAAGAAGTACAAGCAGCCATTCAGGTTGGTGTCGAATCAGGCGCCGATCGTTTGATGGCGGACGTCGAAGCTAAAATGGCTGAGAAGGACGCAGATATGGCCCAGGTTATCGAGCAGTACAAGAAGGACCTGGAAGAGAAGAGTGACGAACTTGAGAAGATGCGTGAATCTAAGCGTGTATTCGCTGATCGTTCATCTGGTGACCTTCAGAAGCACTCTAAGGACTTGATGTATGCCCACATGCTGGGTGTATTCACTCAAAAAGGTTGGGACACTCAGTACGGTCGTGAGACTCTTGAGAAAGCAGGTTTGGCTTATCCCTCTGCAAACTCAGGTACTCCCGCACTGGTTACAAGTGTTCAAACTGCACTTGAGAAGGAAGTTCAGTTCCAGTATCGTCTGGCTCAAGCTTTCCGTGAAATCAATATGCCTTCACAGTCAATGGTTCTGCCTCTGCAAAGCGATACGTCAAAGGCTGTCTTCCACTCCGGTGGTGAGTCTGAGCGTTTCGTAGGCGGGAATGCCAACGGTGGTCAAAGCACTGGTGTAACTAATGATGGTGGTACTGCAGGTACTTTTGACGTATCTCAGATCGTTCTTACTGCACACCGTCTAATTTCAACTACGTTCCTCGACAATCACATTGACGAAGAGATTCTTGTTAATCTTCTCCCAATGATGACCGAGAATGTTGCACGTGCCCACGCAAAAGCAGTAGATGATATGTGCTTGAATGGTGCAGCTGGCCCCAGTATCAATGGTATTGCTGACATGGCTACCAATGTTACTCTGTCAGCCACTAACCAAGTTTCACTGTCTGGTGGTGATGCTCTTACCGCAGCCGCTCTTCTCGAAGCGCGTTCTGCAATGGGTAAGTATGGCCTTTCGCCGACTGACGTTACCTTCATCGTCTCTCAGAAGCGTTACTACGATCTGATTGCTGATGCTGGTTTCGCAGACATCACTGACGTCGGTTCCGACGTAGCTACCAAGCTGGTTGGTTCTATCGGTTCTGTTTACGGTACTCCCGTACTCATTTCTGATAACTTTGCCGCTACAGAAACTACGTCTACTGACATTGCTTACGCAGTCAATACTTCCAACTTTGTTATTCCACGTCTCCGTGGTGTCAATGTTGAGCAAGACTACGAAGTACGCGAGCAGCGTCGTCTCGTTGTCGCTAGCCAATCTCTCGGTTTCGACCGTCTGTTTGGTGGTACTAGCAACAACGTTGCAGCTTTCGCTATCAAGCCTGTCACCTAAGAATAGGCTTTTCTTCAAACTGGGGAGGCTCGCCTCCCCAAGTTTTTACTTATTGACTTATGGCTAGAGATCTAATTACATTGCAAGAGTATAAGGATATGGAAGTTATTTCCAATCCGAAAGACGACTATAAGTTAGACAGAATAATTAATTCTGTGAGTCAATTAGTAAAAACTTATTGTGCTACCAGTTTTGTTGATTTTTATAATGTGGATAAAGTTGAAACTTTTCACCATAACTGGGGGACAAACATAGTTCAATTAACGGAAACTCCTTTAGTTTCCGTTAGTCTTGTACAAGAACGAGACAACTTATCCGCAGGGTACACTACATTAACAGTAGATAAAGATTACTACTTAGATATGGATACAGATAGTATCTTTCGTGTAAACTCTACCGGTGCAGTAAAAGACTGGCCAAAAGGCCCCGGGGCTGTACAGGTTACTTATCGTGCAGGGTACGCAGCAGCTCCTCTAGATTTAAAACTAGCAGTAATTGATCTTGTTACCTATTATGCAAGAGACGAATACAAAGAGCGACGAACTTTGGCAGGGGCAACTTTACAGAACCCTCAGTCTGCGCGTCAAGATAATACTGTAGCTTTTCCAGACCATATTAAGAGAGTATTAGATTTATATAAAAACTTTTAATGGCAAATAGCGGCTTAGCAAGAATGGCAAAAAGAGCACTAACTAGATTAGATGCTCAAATTCGAGAGGAAGTTGAAGTTTACCAAGGGCAAGTTTTTATATGGGATCGAAAAGGCTTTGAGGAGTTAGTAGGTTTAACATCTTCAGATGCAATAGTTTCCAAACTAGTTAGTAGTTATAGAAGGCAGTTAAAGCAAGCAGATAAAAATATTTTAAGAGTAAAATCTGTAGGAAAAAGACTCGCATCTGCAAAAAGAAATATAATTGCTAAAAGAATAGAAGGCTATGATCCTTCCA